GTTGCACCTGTACCTCTTTCTACAATATTTGTAAGAGCTTGAATTGCAGGCATTGTGTCATCAAGACCAGATACTTCTACTGGCTTTATAACTTTATTGATATCTTCTCCTGGTGGAGCAGGAAGCATAACACCAGGTCCAGGTGTGTAAGTTTGAGGTGTATAGTTCTGATTTGGTAGAAACCAGTGCATTTGAAAGTTCTTCAGTGTTCTATTCTCTACAAGCTGACTAAACCATACATTCATCACTTTATTAGGTGTTCTAACAAGATCAGCTACAGAATCAGCATAAATATCGTTAGTCTCTGGATCTTCAGCCCATACTACGAAAGGCCAGAAATCAACACCTATTAAGTCAACAAGTAAGTCATCAGAGAGTAATACATGATCGTCAGCATAGACCATTACATGTCGCTCCCATTCTTTTTTTTCTTCATTCCATATATTTGTGTAGTGTTCTGACAGATTAACAATCACATCACCTGAAGCAAATAGTTCTTCGTCAGTGTTTGTCATAGCTCTATGACTCTCACCTGTTGCTTCTGTAGTTCCCATATCTCGCCATCTTGCTTGTCTTTCTCTCCATAAGATACGATTTTCATTGCTATTTACCATACCTGCTTCAGTAAGAGCCCATCTCTTTAGCTCATCTTTTCCCTCTTTTGTGTATCTATCGTCTACTAATATCTCTTCAATTCGTCTGAAGATGTTCTGATGAATCATAAATCTAGCAGTCTCAATATCGTTAGTATTCATCAATGGATCATAAACAATGTCATAAACATCCATGGTGTCTATATCAACACCATTCTCACCTATATTAAGCTTCTTAGTGCTTATTCCATAAAGTAAAACGTTCTTCTTGTCAAGTACATCTGTCAATTCAAGCTTATTCTCTCTAAAGTTAGCGTCCCACATCTCTTGATATAAGATCTCTTTATTCTCATCACCACCTTGTTCTTTCCACTCTACATTAGGTGCATCATCAATCTTAGACAAAAGAGTCTTAATTGTCTCTTTCATCAATGGGATATTCACAGGTTGACGTTGTGTCAATCTGTTTGTTTTTACTCTATTACGATACAATTCATAGTTTTCGTTCCATTGTCTATGTCGTCTATGTTGTAGATCATTAGCAGATGATTTCTCATCTCTAAGTTTCTGCATCATATCGTTTTCTTCTGTTGTTTCTTGTGGTGTAGGATTAGCCATATATATAATTAAAAGGCGAAGTTCAATGTGAACTCCGCCCATTTGTTAGGGTTAGGATATTATTAAATTAAGTGTACTACACACTAGGTTCTTTTGTCAAGAGCTTTGCTGGATTACCCACAACTGTTGTGCATCTTTCTACATCTTTTGTAACAACTGCACCTGCTCCTATGACACAACCCTCTTTTAAAGTAACTCCTGGTAGTATTGTTGTGTTAGCACCTATAACAACATTATCCTCTACTACTGTTGACATCCAGTGCTTACCTTTAGATGGTGGATGCTTATCGTTTGCAAAGCAAACATGAGGTCCTATAAACACATTATTCCCTATCAACACCCCATTAGGAATGAATACAAACTCTTGATAGTTCACATTCTCTCCCATTTTCACATCATCTCCTATGTATACAAACTGTCTCTTTTTCATTTTCGTCTCCTTCTAAAAGCCCAATAGTCTATTTGTACTCCTTGAAATATACCCTCTGAATCAAAGTGTAGCACAGCTTTGCCATTTTTCAAGTCTAACGCACCAGATCCGATTAAAGACGCTATGATCTCTTGATATTTGAGTGTATAACTCTCGTCTTTATCTGGTATGTCAACTTCTATTTTCATATTCCTAATTCTTCATAATAACCCTCTTGTGGTGCTGATTGTTGCTGTGACACAGTTGAAGTGGTTTCTTCTGCTATCTGTATCTGATAAGCTTCTGCATCAGCTACATCATCATGAGCTCCTTTAGGAAATCTGACAAGCTCTTCTTCTAAATCACTGCACATTCCCTCAATGTGATAGATAGTTCCTGAACTGTAGTATGGTATCAAACCTCTTATTCTCAACACTTTAGCTTGCTGTTCATGCTTCAGCACTACAACTGTGAAGAACACATTTCTTTGTCTCATCTCTACTTCAAGATACGGCTTTATCACTTGCTCATAAACACCTTGTTCTATACCGACCTTTTCAAATCCATAGTCTTGATAGACTTTGAACATAAAATCAATTAAATCAGGTGCGTTCAGTCTTCTCTTCCATGCTATCAAGTTCCATTTATTCTCTCTATCAATGAAGTTCAGTACAGCACCTATGTTGTCTGATTTGTCTCTCATAGCAGAAGCAGGGTCAATCGTTAAGAACTTTCTTGTCTTTAGCTTAGACACTTCTTCAAGAGATCTCTTCTTAAACCAAGCTGTCTTAAACTCTTGTGACTCTTCATCTACTGGATTCTGTTGATAAAGTGCTGACCACTTATATGGACCTAGTGCTTTCTTAGTTCTGTTCAACTGCTCTAGAGAGAACTTGTCAGGCCATAATGGAGCCCCCTCTTCTCGATTCGCTTCTTGTTTCTCTGCAACTGCTGTGAAGTTTATAAGCTCCCATTTGTCATAGTCAGTATCTCCATTAGCTTGTGATTCTTTCTCTTGTGCTAAGAGTCTACCTGATAAGTCTGCATCATGCCATCTAGTGTTGATAAGTATTATGGCCGCATTTCCCTCTTGACGAGTGTAGAACGTTGTAGAGTACCAATTCCATATATTATCTCTTATCACTTCTGACTCTGCTTCTTCATCATTCTTAAAAGGATCATCAATAATACCTATCTTAAATCCTTTACCAGTAATAGCACCACCTACTCCCACAGCTTCATAACCACCGTCTTTCTGTGTCATCCATGAAGCTTTAGCTTTCGTGTCTTGTCTTAGTCTGGTGTCAAATATGTTCTGATATGATGAACTATTTATTATATCTCTTGTTCCTTGACCGAACTTAGTAGATAGATCTTGTGAGTATGTAGAGACAATGATAGGAAACTCTGGACTCTTACCTAATACCCAAGCAGGAAACTTCTTTGTAGCTAACTCTGACTTACCATGACGAGGTGGCATAGTAATCATAATACGAGGACTTTCACCATTCTTTACTCTCTCGTATACACTTTGAAGAAGTTCAGCTATTTGGTCGTGAAACCATTGTGGGTCATAATTTACATCAGTTACTACACAGAAATCACGAAAGTCATCTCTAGCTACTCTCTCCGCTAGTAAGCTGTTCTCTTCTTCTGTTGTTAATGATTCGTTCAAGTTGTTCATCTGTTAATTGTATCTTATTAACCACCTTAGCTTCAATAAGTGGTGACTGATAAGGTTTACCGTCTAACATCTCAACTAAATGTTTCTTATTAGCAGGGTCATTAAGATATGAAGCTAGAAACTCATCAAAGTCTTCAGGGTTTGCTTTGAACATTTGTTTAATCCTGGTGACAGCAGAAAGAGTTCCTGCTTCCCTACCTTTAGGATTACCAGAAGTTCCTTTAGGCCACTGATATTTCTTCAAATGCTCTGCAGGATTTCTTCTCTGTTTTGGTTGTTCAATGGGTGTTTCTTCAATCATATCTATAAGTTATCACATGATAACTAACAATGTCTATAGTTCACTAAATCTATAAGGCGTGATGACTACTATTCTTCTTGTTATATGTCCTACGTTTCTATAATCAACCGATTAAGATCAATTATTTTCTTCGTCTAAAAATATACCCTATCAATGTGTCGCCACACGATCTTATAAGCCAGATATATTCAAGGTAATTAGAATATTGAAAGCTCGCACTCGTACAATTATGGGAAGTTCTAAGTTCACTATTGCATAATTGCTCATCTAAGACTCTCGTCTAAACTACACCTTATAGATTTAATGAACTATACATCTTTTATCTTATTAACAGCTTCTTCTTCACTAATAATACTTCCATACATTTTTCCACTTAAATCTGTAGACATATGTTTCATCAAACGTCTACGAGCAGGTCTGTTGTAATGTTCTAACGCATATCTATACTGATTACGATACGCTTCTAACTCTTGCTCTAATCTAAAGTCTATATCTACAAAATATTTACTCCACCATGCATCTGAACCACCTATTTCTTTCT